TAACTCGGATAATTCATAGTTACTTTGAATAGGTTGGAACGAGCGCCACCGCCTACTAGTTTAGATTTAAAATCATCTACTCCTAAAATTGCCATGTGTTATTCCTCCCTTAACTACCTGCGATCTCGGAGAATTCTACTCCGGTTCGGGTTGCTATAAAGTTCAATGTAATGAAGTTAATAGATCTTGCTGGCTTAATGAAAAGATCAGCTACAAATCTATTTGCGTCGATTACTTGACCTGTGTTATTTGTTTCGTCACAAATTACTCTGAAATCAGTAAGTCCTCTTCGGCCTTTGACATCCCTTAGGAATGGCTCGACCAGATTTCTAAACTGAGCTCTTGTAAATTCGTCGTTAAATTCAAATAGTTGAGCTTTAGCAGCTGTACTAATTGCTTTTTCTAATACGATGAATAGTCTACGAACATTAATTCTATCGAATGCTGAAGGTCTACTTAATAAAGTTTTGTCACCAAAAAGCAGTGTTCCCTGACCTGGGAATGATACTAATGGGTTAACTCTTGCTTTATAAAGAGTATCTCTGTCAGCTTTCTTAGGATTGAATGCTAATTTTGTTACGCCTAGAAGTTGTCCTCTGTTAACTCCAGCTGGTGAGAACCATGCATCTGCAACGCTATCTGCATTTGCACAAAGTCCTGCATGATGTCCAGCAGCTCCAATATAACGATATACATCATTATATTTGTCATATACGTAAAGAGCTGAAGAATCAACTGCAGCATATGATGTTGAAGTTAAACCATCAGCAAATGCTTTAACATCTGCGGCTGGTGTTGAAGAACCTACTGTGTCTTCAATTGGAGGTGATACAAAAGCCATACAATCTTTTCTTGCTATAGCAATTGAGATTATATCTTCTGCAATAGTTTCAGCTCCATTTGCGTCAGGAGCAGCAAAAAGAAGACTTACATCTTCAGTTTCTGCATCTTCTAATAGGTCGTAAGCTAATGCGATTTCGCCTGTTGTTGGTGCGTTATCGTCTGTTCCACCGGATAGTGAAGCATCGATAGCAGCAGTGTTTGTAGTAAACGAAGTATTGTCCGCAACATTTTCTCCAGCATCAGAAAGTGAAGTGTCATGATCAGCCCACCAAACATACTCAGATTGTGAATTCACGACCTCTTTGTAATAATTTGATGTTCCATCAGATTTCTTTGCGTCTGCAGCTTGTGATACAAATGCAAATGTTTCTAATACTGTATTAGGTGTTCCAGAAATAACTCCATCCTCATCGATGACTGCGATATGCATTTCATCGTTTGCAGATGTTTTACCAAGATCAGAAGCATATTCTGATGTTCCTGGTGCAGAATCAAAACTACTTGAGTATTCCCACCCTGAAAAGGATGCTATACCTTGAGTAATTAAAGATACTTTTAAGCTATTACCGATAACGCCCGGATATTTTGCGACCCAATTACCAACACTCAGACTTCCGTCAGCATAGTTATCGTCGTAGTCATCATCGTTTTTGATGAGTTGTCCTGTACCGTCAGCAGTCGCGTTAACGTGACCACTTTCAGCTCGAACTACTTTCAGTGCGTTTCCATACTTTAAGAATGACGCAGCTACGAGAAAGTATTTAAAGGTATTATTGTCTGGTGAGCCAAATTTTTCAGCTAATTCTGATTCAGAACTTACTGAAACAACTTTACTTACCGGACCCCAGTTGAATGAGCCCGCAAAACCACCAATTGATGATGATACTGCTGGAACTACACCCGTTGCATCGATTTCCTTAATCTCGACGCCTGGTGATACTTGAAATGCCATCGCTTTGTCCTCTATGTTATTGAGTTAGTTAATAAGTTACACATAATACGAATATTCAATACTATTATTTATAAATATAAGTATCTCATCAATGATCGCTTTCGTCATTACGTAAAGCAACATCACTTACAATAAATAATCTATCTGGATGTACTGTTACTCTAAATTGCGTCATTGTTTTTCTATTGACTAACATTTCAGAAGCTGTATCCTTCACTGTAAGCCCTAGTTCTATTGTATATTTTCTATTATTAAATGTAACGCCGTGTTCTATAACTGGTCGTTTATCAAAATCTTTTAAACCTCTTTTTGGTATTGATATATCAATTATATCACTTTTAAATTTATGGCCATTCTTTTCCCATGTTACCATATCTCCATCAACCTTCATACTATCAACATGTAACATGGTAGCTGAAGCCGAATTACCAGTATCAAATTTAGCTCTGATTGGATTTTCTTCCATACCATCTAAGATAACACTTTCAATATATCCTACCTCCTGCCTCATAAATGGTCTACGTCTTCGTTCTTGACTAAACCAATTTATTATAATATCTAGTGTTTGTTTATCTGTTATTTTCTTTGTATGTTTACCATTTTCTAAATCATATCCCATAAAATGAGATCGTATGCCAGGCGAACCATTTACCTCAAGTACATAAAAATCTTTTCCTACTTTACAATGATCGACCCCACAATATGAAGCACCTACAGCTCTTGCAGCATTAATCACTATTTGTTTTTCTTTTTCAGACAACATATAAGGTACTGTTTCTGCGCCAAGATGAACATTGTTTCTAAATTCATCTTTTTCTACTTTAATTCTTTCAGCACTACCTACAATTTTACCATCAACTAATAGTGTACGTATATCTGATTTAAGTTCAAAATATTCTTGTATTAATAAATCAGCATTAAACTTCCAAAGTGATTGAGCTACTGATATTAAAGAGGCCATATCATTAACCTTAGAAACACCTACCCCCTGAGTACCCTTCAGTGTCTTCAGAATCACCGGAAATTTTCCGCCTATATTTTCATGGGCCTTTTCTATTGATTTAACGTTGTTTATAATTGATGTTCTTGGTACTGGAATATTGTTTCTTTCTAATGCTATAATGTTTGACATTTTATTATCACATAATAACATAGCTTCTAAATCGTTTACAAGAAAGAATCCAATTGTTTGTAATGATGATACTAATGCTTGAGCAGTAAGACTTTTAATCGCTCCAGCTCTTACAAAAACAAGAGAATCTTTTACTTTTATTGTAGCTTCTTTATCTTTACCATCAATATTATGGATAGTAACTTCACCAACTTCAACATCTTTTGAAGCTATATAAGCTTCTTCAACATTAATCATAGTATTTTTCATGTTATACTTTTTCACAAGTGCTTGCATATGATCGGCAAAAGTACCTTCTTCGTCTCCAAGACCAAGTATTACAACATGAAGATCTTCCATCGAAATCTCTTCGCGATCATCTTCTATTAAATATTCTGTGAACCTTTCCATTCTACCTCTAGCCAGACGTTTCCATCATCGTCTTTAGTATATTTATCCTTTTCGTAGCTACCACTTTCTACAAATCCAAACGGTAACATGTCATCTTGTATTGCTTTTAATCTTTCTTTATATAACATATCTTTCATGCTAATATTAGTTAAAGATTCAAAAACATCAGTCGTTGTAAACCATGCAAACATTACTAAGTTCATCATTAAATCGTCATGATTTGGTGCAATTGCCATAAAGGAATTACCCTTTGAAACAAAAGTACTCATTTCAATTATTGTTTGAGCATCATGTATAATAAGTTTTTTCTGTTCTATCAAGTCTTTTATACTGGAACATCCAATTCTTTTTACACGTCTTGTCATTGTAGCACCAAGAGCATTTGCCTTAATACTAGACTCTACAAACATATTCTCATATTCTAAATCATAATATAAACCATTACAAACAACTGCACCCTGATCGTTACTTTCAATTACAACATATGCATCATTATAAGTTTTTGCATATTTGTATATAATATCTGGTAATAACATTGGAGATATATTATTATCTCTAAATGTTGCTACTTGTTCAAAAGGTTGTTCACTTACATCAATAATTGTAAATGTACTATAATCTTGGTTGCGACCTTTTGATACATCAACTGTCATTACATATTCATGTTCTTCCTTTGGTTGTTCATATATTGAAATATTTTCTTTATAGAACTCTGGATCTTTACTTTGTTGTGCTAATAAATGATTTGCACTTATCAAAGTATTACCACGACCATGAAATGTGTTACCAAACTCCTGTTCAAATTGTAATTCAGAAGTATTATTTATTGTCTCTTGTTTCCATTTATCATCCCTACCTGGTACATCCCACCAATCAACTCTAAATGGTTTGAACTCATTTGTTCCCTGTACAGCTCCT